GGACAAGTTTCAATCCACTCTCCCTATGCAGGGAGAGACACGCTGGCGACCTTGCGGACATCCTCCAGGGTCCAGTTTCAATCCACTCTCCCTATGCAGGGAGAGACGAGACCGAGACTGTGGTCAATATCCAGGCTGTGGCGTTTCAATCCACTCTCCCTATGCAGGGAGAGACTTCAGTTTTGGTTGTCTCATGCTACCTCCAAGGCAATGTTTCAATCCACTCTCCCTATGCAGGGAGAGACCCATTCCTTGGCCTGCGCCGACACGGTGGCCATGTTTCAATCCACTCTCCCTATGCAGGGAGAGACCGCCCGCCTGCGACAATCTGCTGGATAGAAGCATGTTTCAATCCACTCTCCCTATGCAGGGAGAGACGCAGTATCGGGCTTCGGGGCCTGCGGCAGGTTGTCGTGTCAATCCACTCTCCCTATGCAGGGAGAGACGTGGGCAGGCAGGTGCTGAAAGAGTTCGAGGATAAGTTTCAATCCACTCTCCCTATGCAGGGAGAGACGATGGGCTGTCCACAACGGCCACGCCTGAGCCCTTGTTTCAATCCACTCTCCCTATGCAGGGAGAGACACTTCGTGGCGGCCATCAATGCCAATGGCGGGTTGTTTCAATCCACTCTCCCTATGCAGGGAGAGACTCAGGCCGTTCTGTCTGGACGCATCCCCGAGAACGTTTCAATCCACTCTCCCTATGCAGGGAGAGACTTCATGTTCTATGGCCTTAACTGGATAACTTCATAGGTTTCAATCCACTCTCCCTATGCAGGGAGAGACACGCCGCGCACTACACCGTGGGCCAGCAGGTCGTTTCCATCCACTCTCCCTATGCAGGGAGAGACGAGGCCATGCGTCAGGCGGAGTACGACCACCACCGCGTTTCAATCCACTCTCCCTATGCAGGGAGAGACGCCCGCTTCGGGGTCTTCACGCAGGCCGCGCTCGTTTCAATCCACTCTCCCTATGCAGGGAGAGACTTCTGAAACGCCCGAACCCCGATATGGGCATGGCCGAATTTTTGCAATTCGTGATCACGTACGCGCCCATCGGTGGGAATGCCTACATTTGGAAGCAGCGCAATTCGAGCGGACGCGTGATCGCGTTGTGGCCGTTCAGCGACCTGCAGTTCACGCCCATCCGCGGGACCAGCACAGAAGACGGCATGGTCGCTTACTACGCGTACGACCCTGGGGACGGGAAGAAGATTCCAATCTCCAAAAATGATGTGATCCAGTGGAAGTGGATGATCGACCCGAGCAATCCGCACTTGGGCATTGGCGCGATTGCGCTGAGCGCGCGCGAGGTGGATCGGGACAGCGAGGCGACCGCGTACATCTTCGCCCTGTTGAAGAACAATGCAGTCCCGCCCGTGGTGATCACGCTGGAGCCTGGAGACGATCCCACTCAGGATGAGTTGGACCGCATGGGACAGATGTGGGTCCAGAAACACAGCAAGGGCCAGCCCGCCTTTATCACCAACGGGATGAAGGCCGAGCAGATGGGCTTCGACCTTCAGAAGCTGGCAGCCGAGACCCTGGCGGACCTGCCTGAGACGCGCATCGCCGCCAATTTCAAGGTCCCGCCCAGCGTGGCAGGCTTGAACGTGGGCGTGAAGCGCAGCGACTACGGCGATACGGCGGCCCGCAAGGCCTTTACCGAGCAGACCTTGATGGCGCTGTGGCGGTCCTTTGCGAGCGAGATGTACAACGGCCTGGTGGACGAGTTCAACGTGCCAGCCAACTTCGCTCTGCAGTTCGACATCCGCAACGTGGGCGCATTGCAGGAATTGAAGAAGGATCAGTGGGAACGCGTGACGCTGGCCTTCAACCGCTCCCTGCTGACGCGCGCGCAGGCACTGCGGGAAGTGGGCCTGGTGCCAGGCGCAGCCGATGATGTGTACTTTGTCTCGCTGGCCAGCGAGTTCGTGCCTGCGGGCCAGGTGGTGGTACGTGATACGGGCGCTTCGACTGCGAGCGGGAAGAGCGCCCACTCTCCGCTCAGCGCGAAGGCCGTACCAGCTGCCGCTGGAATGCTGCGCCGCATCCGTGTGGACGTGGCAGGCAGAATGCGCCTTGCTGTAGATGTGTACTTCAGCCAGTTGGCGGATCGGATCGTGGAGCGGCTTGGAAAGAGCGCGGTGAGTCCTTCGACTGCGCTTCGCTCCGCTCAGGATGAAAAGAGACTTCCGCGGGCCGAGAGCCTGATTACCAGCGAGGACAGAAAGGCGTTGGAGACGCTGGTGAAGCGCTTCTATGTGGAAGTGCTGCAGCTCTCCTGGGAGACGTGGAACGTGGCGCTGGGCATCGAGAAGGCCTTCGATCTGACCGATCCGACCGTGACGTATGTGCTGCGCATGGCGGGCACCCGCGTGAAGGAGATCGAGTCCACGACGCTGGACGCGCTGCGCGAGGCCCTGAAGCACGGCAACGACAATGGCTGGAGTGTGGACCAGCTGGTGCGCGGCGACCCTGACAACGGCATCCCTGGCCTGAGAGACATTATTGACGAGACCTACAAGAACCGCGCGCGCGTGATCGCCCGCACCGAACTAGGCGAGGCGCAGAACACCGCCACCTCACTGCGCTATCGTGACGCAGGCGTGAAACTGGTCGAGATCCTGGACAACGGCTCGGATGACGATGACGAGGAATGCAAGATTGCCAACGGTCAGATCTGGACGCTGGCATATTTCGAGAGTCATTCGCTGGAGCATCCGAACTGCACGCGCGCGGCTGCTCCGTATTTCGGCGATTCTGAACCTGATCACGGATAAGGAGAGAGTATGCAACCTGTCAGTTTCCCGCAAGCCAATAAAACGCTTAATAAGCCCCAGGGCATGACCGATGCAGAGTGCGGTCCGCTGCCTGTGTACAACAACGGTGAGATGTCTATATCCTGCTGGCAGATGAACTGGCGCGAACGCCTATCTGCACTCTTTTTTGGCAGGGTGTGGCTGTACGTAGTGATGGGTTCAACCCAGCCACCTGTGGCGCTGGATGCCATGAAGACTATTTTCAAAACGGAGAAACAACATGCTGTATAAAACCCTGCCTCATTTCGTGAAAGAGATGGATGCGAAGACGCGGACCGTGACAGGCATTTTCGCGGTGCATGGAAACGTGGACAGCGGCCTGGATATGTCGGTCAATGGATCATTTGCCAAGCACCTGAACGATGGAAACCGCAACCGCGTGCGCTTCCTGTGGAACCATAACTCAATGAATCCGCCCATCGCCTCGATCAAACAGATCCGCGAGGTGGGGCGTGAGGACCTGCCCAAGAAGGTGCTGGATTGGGCACCCGATGCCACTGGCGGAATGGAAGTGACCCGCAAGTATTACAGCGACATTCCACTGGCAGATTGGGTGTTCAAGGGCATCGAGGAAGGGGACATTACAGAGATGTCATACGCCTACGATGTGCATGAGTTCACGATCAAGGAACGGGAGGACGGTCAACGCCCGATCCGCATTCTGAACGACATCGAGCTGTACGACATCTCGGATGTGAACTGGGGTATGAACCCCGCAACTTCGGGAGTGAAGGGTCTGCCTGTGACAGGCACGACCTTTGCACAACACTCTGCGCTGGTGGTGGCCACCATCGAAGAGTTCGCATTACGCGCGAAGGATCGTAAGTCCTTCCGCGAGGCCGAGGGCCGCAGCCTCTCTGAGGACACACGGGCGCGCCTGCAAAAGATGGCAACGGAGATCGAAGCCATTTTGCGCGAGACGAGACCGATGGCTAATGAGCAGGACGTGCTGGCTGAACTCGCCAAATTCGAATTCCTCAAATCCAAATAGGAGAACTGAACCATGCCCGCCACTTTGAAAGAACTGCAAGACAACCTGAATGCCAAGCGCGCCGCGCTGGCCGAGATCTTCGAAAAGGCCACGACCACTGTCGATGGTCAGCACCGCTACAACCTGGATGCCGCCCAATTGGAAGACGTCAAGGCCCGCAACACCGAGATCGACGACCTGGCCAAACAGGTCGAAGACGCCAAGGCGCTGGACAGCATCTACCAGTCCAATGCCAAGGCGCTGCGCGAGAGCAAGACGCCCGCCACCAACCTGCCGTTCGCGCAGGACCCCAAGGGCGGACGCCAGCCCGAGCAGAAGACCCTCGGTCAACTGTTCGTGGAGAGCGAGGCCTACAAGAAAGCCGAGCGCAAGAAGCAGATCGACTTCAGCGCCCCCGATTTCGACTTCCTGCAGGCCAAGACCCTGATGGAGACGGGCGCGGGCTTCGCGCCGCAGGCGATCCGCACGGGCCGTGTGGTCGAGTATGCGCACCGTCGCCCGCTGGTGGCGGACCTGATCCCGCAGACCCCGACCGACCAGGCCTCCGTGGTCTACATGGAAGAGACCACCTTCACCAACAACGCTGCGGCCCGCTCCGAGGGCGGTCAGGCTGGTGAGAGCGCCCTGGCCTATACCGAGCGCTCGAAGGCCGTACGCGAGATCGCGCATTTCCTGCCCGTCACCGAGATCCAACTCGAGGACGTGGACGGCGTGCAGAGCATCATCGACAACCGCCTGTTGACCATGCTGGACCTGGCGGAAGAGACCCAGTTGCTGACGGGCGATGACAACGCCCCGAACCTGGGCGGCTTCCTGACCGTGGTGACCCAGGCGCAGGCCAAGGGCGCGGATCCCGTTCCCGATGCCATCTACAAGGCCATGACCAAGGTGCGCGTGACGGGCTTCGCGGAACCCTCCGCGTACATCACCCACCCGAACGACTGGCAGGACGTGCGCCTGCTGCGCACCACCGACGGCGTGTACATCTGGGGCAATCCTTCCGAGGCTGGCCCCTCCCGCATCTGGGGTCTGCCTGTGGTCGAGACCACGGCCATGACCGAGAACACGGGCTTCCTGGGCGATTTCCAGATGTTCTCGGAAATCCGCCGCCGCCGTGGTGCGAACATCAAGGTCAGCGACAGCCACAGCGACTTCTTCATCAAGGGCAAGCTGGCCATCCGCGCGGATAAGCGCCTGGCCCTGGTGGTCTATCGCCTGACCGCCTTCTGCAAGGTGACGGGCATCTAAACCCCCTCCCGACCTCCCCCAAATGCCCGCGAAGAGCTACGGGAATTTGGGGGAGGAGGAAATGTAAAGGAGAAACGACATGCCTATTATCGAAGGCGGATACGAGTACATGAACGCTGGCGCGCCGAGCGCTGGCACCGACGAGGTCCAAACGTTGACCATCGGCGGGACGCCCACGGGCGGAACTTTCAAGCTGGCCTTCGACGGCCATACCACCGCGGCCATCACCTGGACGGATGTGGATGCCACCCTGGTGGCGGCCATCGACGCGGCCCTCGAGGCCCTTCCCAATATCGGCACGGGCGGCGTGACTTGCGCGGCTGGCACGTTGACCAGCGGCATCGGCACGGTGACCATCACGTTCGGCGGAAACCTGACCAAGCTGGCGGTGCCCACCATCACGGTGGCCGCCAACAGCCTGGAAGGCACCTCCCCGACCCTGGCGGTGGCCGAGACCACGCCTGGGGTGACCGCCACGGCGCGCGGCGCTTCCAAAGGCGCGACCCTGCAGGACACCACCAACGGCATCCTGTACATCAACACGGGCACGGCGCTGGCCCCGACCTGGACAAAGGTCGGAACGCAGACCTAAGACCCACTACCCAACCTCCCCCATCCTTCGACTGCGCGAGTACGCTCCGCTCAGGATGGGGGAGGAGGAAGGAAACCTTATGGACGAGAGGAAAGTGAAAGTGCGCATTCTGCCGTTGAAGGGCATTGGCGGCGTAGGCAATGCAGGTGACGAGGTCTGGATGAGCGAAAGCGACGCGCAGTATTACGTGCGCGAGGGGTTCGTCGAGATCATCGAAGCCGAGCCTGCGCCTGAGGCCAAGCCGAAAGGCAAGAAGAAATGACCAGCCTGCTCTCTCCCACAGACGTGCGCGGGCTGGTGAAGACCAGCCTGACGGATGGCCAGCTGCAGGACGTGATCGACCGCATCGAGGCGCAGATCTCCGAGAGGATCGGGGAGCCACAGACCGACGCGATGGCTACCACGATCACGAAGACCTTCCGCGGCGAGGGCTTCTACCTGTTCCTGCCCACCGAGATCCATGAGGTGGTGAGCATCGTGGAAGACAGCACCACGCTGACGGGAGACGAGTATCGTACCTGGGCTGGCGGCGTGATCGAGCGGCTGCCCTCCGAAAGTT